CCGACCGGCCCAAAGTGAAATGGTGCTTGGCCCAGATCACGAAGGTGGACCAGTGGCCGCCGGCATCGGTGAACGCCCGGAAGAGCGTGTGCAACTCCGACGAACTCATGCACATGTAGATGGCGCCCTTCGTCATCGCGAGCATGTTGGCCGAGGCGTCCCGCAGGAACTCATAGAACTTGCCGCCGAGAGCATCGTTGTCGATGGTGAGCTTCTTCGCCGTCTTGCCTTCATACGCGACGTTGTACGGCGGATCGGTGAACGTCATGTCGGCCAGCCCGCCAGCCAGGACTTTTTCGATGTCGGCCATCTGCGTGGCGTCCCCGCAGAGCAACCGGTGCTGGTCGAGAACCCATACGTCGCCGCGCACCGTGACGATGGCCTCCTGCTCAGGCGGAACCGCGTCCGGATCGGTCAGCCCGTCCTGCGTGGTCTCCGGCTCGCGGAGCAACTCCTCGACTTCCTCGTCCGTGAAGCCGACCAGATCGAGATTGAACGCGTCCTCCTTCAGGGATTCGAGTTCGACGCGCAACATGTCCTCGTCCCACCCGGCGCTCATGGCCAGGCGGTTGTCCGCGAGAATGAGCGCGCGCCTCTGCGTTTCGGAGAGGTGATCCAACACAATGACCGGCACCTCATCCATGCGCAGGCGTCGAGCAGCCGCCAGGCGCGCGTGCCCGGCGATCACTACGCAGTCGGCACCGACGAGGATCGGGTTCGTCCAGCCGAATTCGATGATGCTGGCGGCAACCTGCGCCACCTGTTCGTCCGTGTGCGTCCTAGCGTTCCGGGCATACGGGATCAACTTGTCGATGGGCCAAATCTGTACGGCGAGGTCGCGGAAGCGCGGAGACGCTGCACCCATGCCGGCGACTGCCCGATTCGTAGTGCGCGATTTCGCCGTCATGCCTGGGCCTTCCTCTTCGGTCCGTAGTGCGGATTGGGTCCGTGGTGCTGGATGCGCCGCGCGTCGTTCTGCTTCGGATTCAGCACCTCGTCTGCCGGGACGCCGCGAGACTCCGCAACGGCGGCGAACGTGTCGCCAGTGGCCGCGAGGACCGGGTTCTCGCCGGTCAGATTCATGATCCGGCGAACAATCACATCGCAATAGGCCGGGCTGATCTCGCAGCCGTAACCGGTCCTGTCGAGCAACGCCGCCGCGGCCATCGTCGTTCCGCTCCCCATGAACGGATCGAAGATCACGTCGCCCGCGTCGGAGTATGCCAGCAAGAAGAACTCCACCAGCGCACGCGGGAACGGAGCGGAGTGCGAGCCTTGACTCGACTCGCTCTTGACCTCGATCACGTTGCTCGGGCGCGCCAGTCCGGTGTGCCGGCCATCCGAATCGTCGGACAGACTGTTCCTGCTGCGCTGCCACGCACTCTGGTTCTTCCCCCCATCCGCGGCCGCGCCCCGCGCGCCGGTCCCCAGGAGCCCGCTCCCGGAGTTTGACTTCGGATTGTTCGGGGAGTAGTCGAAGCAGTCCTCCGACTCGTGGCTCACAGCCTGCGGCCGAAACTTGATCTGCTGCTGGCGGCAGAAGTGAAATACCGGTTCCCAGGCGTTCTTGAATCGGTTTCCCCAGCCGCCCGGCACGCCGTTATCGGTCTTGCGCCAGCAGAACGTGTCCACGAATCGCCAGCCCCACTGCCGCCGGTGCGCGATGACGAGATCCATCACGTACAGATCGCGCTCACCTTCGTCGGCGTGCTCCTTGATGTTGAGGAAGTAGGAGCCATCGGGCGCCAGAATCGATTCGACTCCAGCCGCGACCGCGCCGAACCACGCGACGTACTCATCGGGACGAACCGGCTTGAAGCCGCTCGATGCGTCGTACTCGCGCTGCGTCGCGTAGGGCGGCGAGGTCACGACCACGTTGGCCATCGCATCGGCGAATAGCGCGCGAACGGTATCGCCGTCGCGGCAGTCGCCGCAGATCAGGCGGTGGGCTCCGATCAACCACACGTCGCCGGGCTGGGTTACCGGCTGGGCTGGCGGTTCGGGAACCTCGTCGGTCACATCCTCGGACGGCGCGTCGCCGTCTTCGAGCAGCGCCTCCAGTTCCTCGTCGCTGAAGCCAATGAGTGCGAGGTCTGTGCCGTCTGTTTCGAGTTCGCGCAGTTCGCTGGCGAGCATTTTCTCGTCCCATCCGGCATTCATCGCGAGCTTGTTGTCCGCGAGGATGTATGCCCGCCGCTGCGTCTCGCTGAGGTGGTCCAGTACCACCACCGGCACCTCCGCGAGGCCCAACTTGCGGGCAGCCAGGAGACGACCGTGGCCGGCAATGATCCCGTCCATCGAGTCAACCAAGATCGGATTGGTGAAGCCGAACTCCAAGATGGACGCCGCGATCTGCGCTATCTGTTCGGCAGAGTGCGTGCGCGCGTTCCTGGCGTACGGCACCAGCCGGTCGGTCGGCCAGATTTCGATGCGCCGTGCCATCGCGGGCGTTATCGTCGCCGGAAGTGTCGTCATTGGTTTTGAACAACTACAGAAGAGGCGTGTCAATCGCCAGGCAGTCCAACGTTGGACATTCGCCTTGGCTCGCGCCGGAATCGGCCACCCTTTCGCGCCCCGGTGCCCCGTGTCGCGCCGTTTGGCTCGGGGTTGGCTGGTTGGTCCACCCGCCGCCTAGGGCGCGCCCTGGCCGCCACTGACCGCTGACCACCTGACCGCCCCTTTTTGCGCCTGTCGCTAGCGAAATTGCGCTACTGTTCAACGCGCCGCCGCCGGTCGCCGGGAAGTACCTATGGCTTTAACGGGCGGTCTGGCGTTCGGTGCAAACGCCCCACGAGCGCGAGCGATGTATCGCCCGCCGACCTGGCGCTTGGCTTTCATGCGACCCGGCAATCCTTGAGCACTTGCAAGAAGACGCCGCGCGTGATCACGAGCGTGCCATCATCGTCGCGCCGGTCCAAGCGCCGGTGCTTCCAGCAACGCCGACCGCTGGCGAGGTTCTCGGGGAAACTATACCGCGTCCCAGACGGAGCGTGTGCCGGTACTGGGCTGCTTCCGTCTTCCTGCCGCAGCCAGATCGCCCTCAAATGTCGCTTCCGCCCGTATGACGGTTTCACGTACCCGCCTTCGATCAAACGCCTTGCGGCTTCGAGTGAGCGAAAGCCGAGCGAGGTTCCGTCGGGCGCATAGTAAGGGATTTGGATCTCACGCTGCATCTGGGCACACTCCGAGTACGGCACGGAAGGGATGGAGTTTTTCGAGAGTCCCATCTCTCGTCTTCGGGTGCCTTCGGAGGATGCGCTTCGCGCCAGCCAGCAGAACGGCTTCGACACTATATACGCACGGCGGGCTGATTCTGTCTCACGGCCTCGGTCGGATCATCACGCGGTTCACTGGGTTCACGCGGTTGCGCCTAATTTGTTTATAGATTCCAAAACCGGTCCAGAATGTGCTTTCTCCCGCGTGAATACAAAATAGAGCCAACCGCGTTAACCGCGTGAACTCAGTGAACCTACTTGGGGCCTTCCGCGATTGAACCGATTCCCACGTAACACCATGAAAGCCTGTCGTTTACCGTCCGCTGACGTTTCTCAACGGTGGGTCGCAACTGGGCAATGGCGCGGCCGAGGGCCGTCTTGCTTACCGTTGGCCGGCCTTTCGCCACAGAGTCCTGGTTGTAGTCCTGCCAGAGCCGGTCAGCGGGGATCACTGCATCGGGTTCGAGCACCGTATTGCGGTCGAGCCACACGGCGACGGGGTCAGTCGTTTGCCGGAATTCGTCCATGGCGCGCCGTATGGATTCGCTCTCACTGAGCCCGTGGGCGCGGATCGCTTTGAGGGCTTCGAGGGCCTTGTTCAACACTCCGCTGAGTTCGGTGGGATCGGCCAACATCGCGTCCAACTGGTCGCGAGGGAGTGTGCCGGGATCGCCCGCGTGAAATGTTCGCTCGAAGGGAACGACCACCCACCGGCGGAAGAACGCCGACGATGCGTCCTGGCTCTTGGGCGGGTGGTTGGCCGAAAAGATCAGCCGCGCGAACGGCACAAACTCGAAGGACTCCTCGAACTTCCGCTCGGCCAGCAGGGCATCGCCGCCGGTGATCGCCTTGAAGATCGACGTGCTGGAAAGATCCTCGCTGGGCAAGTCGGGGCAGATGTTCGCAAGTCTACCGACAAGGCGCGCGACCGAGAACCGGTCGTTCTCCAGCCGATGAAGACTGATGGCCGCCACATTCTGCCGGCCAATGAACGCCAGCACGGCGCGCAGGTAGGTGGATTTTCCGTTCGCGCCGTCGCCGGTCAGCAAGACCGCCTTCTGAATCGACGTATCCGGCGTCGCCAGCCAGGCCGGGATCTCCCACGCGATGGCCTCCGAATCGCCGGGGAATACCTCGCCGATGAACTTGTCCCACATTGGACACCGGGCGTTCGGGTCGAACGTCACGGGCAACTGCACCGGCGATAGGAAGTCGGGTGAGTGTGGTGAGAGCGCACGGGTGTTGACGTCCAACAGGCCATTCAGCACGTTGACGACATCCACCTTGGGCCGTTCCCACAGCCGCGGGGCATCGACCTCGATGTATTTCACCACTTCCTCGGCCTTGTGGCTGCTCCATTTTGAGGACAGCCGCATGCGCTCCAGAAGCTGTTTCACCTGCTGACGAACAAAGGGGGCGCCATCCGAGTGGTAGTTGCCGCCGCGGAAGATGTACAGCCGCCCGCCGACGTCCTGGGTAAATCGGTGCCGACCTGAGATCAGTTCGGCAATCTGGTAAACGCTGATCTCGTCATCGTCCGCTGGTTTCTCGAAGTCGGCGGCTTCCACCAACTCCCAGACTTTCTCCGGGCCCACCTTCGCCAGCAGGTCGTCGATTCCTTTTCCCTGGGCGATGTCCCAGGTGATTAACGCAACCTCCGCGCCGCGGGTTCGCAACTCTCTCGCCAAGAGACTTCTGGCGACTTCAACCTGCTCGTTTTTTTCCGCATCCGCGTCAAAAGCGATGATCACGCGGCGGCCTTCCCAAACAACGATGTCGAGGTCGGGGATCACGCCTTTGACGTCGCGCCGGTCGCCGTTCGGCCCAGTCGTCTTGCCTACCGTGCCACGCCAGTTCCATACGCCTCCCAACCCAATCGGCAAGAATCGGGGTGCGATTGACTCGTGATTGGCGAGACGCCACAGCGCGAGGGTCTTGAATTCGCCCTCGGTCACGATCACCGGAGTAGCGACCGCCTTCACCAAGTCCAGGGAAATGCCTGGCACGAAGTAGATCATGTTCTTTCGGCCAGGCGGCGACAAATACTTCCCGCGCTCCCTTGGTTTGCCGTCCTTGTACTCTATTTCGGGGTGGTCGCGGCGCAGGCGCCACTCACGAATGCGGGATTCACCCGGCAGGAAGTATGGGATCGCCAGTCCCTCATACGAAGCATGATCCTGTCGGCCAACGAGGGAACGCCCCGTTCCGGAATCGACGCGCCGGATTTTGGCTGCTGTGGCAAGTTCGCTGTCAATCCATCGCCCCGCGAGACTTGCGTAGTCCGCATCCGTGAGTGCCGGTCCGGTTCCCTCATTCACTGGTGGAGGTCCGTTCGCTGTCGCATGCATGATCACGCCCCGACGGGGATAAGCCCGCCTCTGTGAACGCTGCCCGGAGCCGCCAGATGGCGCGATAGACGGTCGCGCGGGAGACGCCCAGCCTTTGGCCCGTCTCAATGGCCGAGTAACCGACCAAGCACAGCGCCACACTCCGGTCGAACGGGGATAAGCCGGCCAAGACTTGCGAGACATCCGCCTGTAGGTCCGTGAGGCTGTTCGGCGCTGCTAGACCTGGAAGGTTCTGAATCGGCTCTT